CATTCGATAGCCAAGCCCATTGACGCCACCAGCGCGCTCCCCCGGCTTTGCCACAGAATTATTAATACGCCAAGTGAACCAACCGTTTTCTGGATTGTAGTGCAAAAGCTCCTTCAACCGATCATGAGTCAGAGGAGTTTCCTTAACTTTGGAACGGTCCCTATCTTGAACAATGATATTGCCGATACGGTTATTAAGTTTATTGCCGTCAACATATTTAATGCGCGCGTGCGGCCAGTCGCCGTGAACGTAAGCCCACGCGACTTGTCCAGCAATATGGTTCACACCATTGATCATTATAAGAACATATCCAAGTTCACTGACCCTACCAGCACCGATGCGCCCGTATTTCCGTTCTTTCGGCCCTCGTTGAGAACCTGATTTGCGGAGGAAAATTCCCGTTTCAGGATCGTAACTAAATAATTCATGCAGCCTATCCTGCGTTGGCTTTTCTTTTTTGGTCATTACCATCTCTCCATATTTCGGAGAGATGGTAATATCATTCTACTATCTTATTCGTCAAGTCCCGACTACGATGTCGGGAAACTAAAATAACAAGACCTTGGCTCGTTATATGAATAAGAGTTTCTCTGATATCCCTTTACTAGCAAATTATCCGTACTGAATTCCACGCTCATGTCGGTTTCATACGGCGTGCGGTTCATGTACACCAAGCCGTCCTGGTTCGTTTGCAGGAACCACGCATACTGGCTGGTGAGATAATTCCAGACCTCATAGCCGTCCGGAATACCGCCCTGCGTAGAGATGATAGCGTTTACATCGTTCATCGCAGTGCCGGGGCGAAGCTCGGTCTTGAGCAACCGAATAGCCTGCGGCTGAAGCTGCGGAGGAATAATCAGCATCTTCGGCTTGGCGTTCATGCGCTGATTGGCGTTATCTCGGAAGTTAGCGTTGATCGCGATCTGGGCATTCAACAGAGAAGTCTCGTTCAGAGACGCCGCAGGAGAAGCCAAGTTTGAGAACGTTCCGCCGTCAACCGGATGCGCCGTGGAAGCGAACGCAACACCGTCACCGCCAATTGCAGACTGATATGTTGCGGCAGAGTTGAACACATCAGCCGCGAACGCCTCGTTGGTACGGTCAAACGCTTCGTTCAACCCCATAACCGCAGGGCCGAACTCTGTCTTGTAAAGATTGTCGTCAATAGCCTTGCGGGTGATAGCAAACAACACCGCGAGTTCGTTGTGTGTCTGGTTGTAGGTGAACCGCTGGCCGGAAGCGTTGTCAGCCTGCGTCGGCGCGCCTTCCTGCTTAATATAAGCCTGCGCGATGTAGCGCATACTGGTCGATTGTTCCAAGGCCATGTTCGATTTGCGCTCTTTGAAGATGCGCTTACGAACGGCTGGAAGCTGCTCAAATTTACCAGTGATCGCCCACTGGCCGGGAAGGAGCAAATTACGGATGGCTGAAAGTGCAATAGGCATTGTTCTTTACCCCTTAAACGGTGCCAGTAAGGGATTTGCGATCCCAATTATTGGCTGAGACGATGACCTGGTTGTAGGCTGACGTATTGTCAGTACCCGCTGCGCCAGGAGGGGCAGACTGCGAAAGCAAGCCAACAATGCGGAACGGCAACGTGTTGGTTGTTGCGATGGTTGATTGATCAAGGGCTGCGGTAGAAAATCCCGTGGTAGAGTTTGGCGTGCCAGCAACAAAGTTAATGTTGGCGTCAATGTCGCCAAACACAATCGCCGTGTTGTTGGACTGAGCGAGGAACTGTGCCTGCGGGTCGGTGCAGACATAGGCGATAACATCGCCAGAGGCACCGGAGCCGGGATAGTAGTTGGTATTTACCTGACGACCGATTGCAGTCGAAAGATACTGGCAACCGAGGAAGATGCCGGTAAGCTGCGTCGTGCCAGCCGTGGCCAACGTAATGTAGCCGTTGCCAACATCAGATACCGGGTCACCCATGCCAATCGTCGCAGTATTCGTACTGGCGATAAGTCGGGCTGTCTGGCCTTCGGTGGGAGAGCCGCCCTCTAGGCGGCCGAAATATTGAAACCCAAATGGGCTATTCGAATTGCTCAATTCTCGCTCCTATAGCGGTCCATTTATATCGGTTCTAAAATCGCGATCCTCGCGACCAAAAACCCGGACCACCACGGCGCGCAGTGGAAACTAACTCAATTTATTTAGCCTATCTCTAACACACTGTACACTTTTCCTAGGACGGCCATTAGCTTTGGGCTTTACGCCCATTCGGCGGGCCAACAAATGCGGATAGTCATCGCTCACTCCGAACTCCGCAGCGAGCGCCTGTTCATTCTCCCCGGATTCATATCCGGCTGCTATTGCGTCCCGCTCCCATTGGAGAAGGCGTTTTCTAAGCACGGTCAATCCCTGGGAATATCCATCGGAGGTTTAACAACTCGTTCGACAACGTTACGAGCAACAGCCGTGGGATGATGAGGCTCAAATCCAGAAGAAAACCCCGGAATATGGCCTCCCTTGATCATGTTCTGCTGAGCCTCCAAAGCGCCATAACGGGCACGCGCTTCTTCCGCCTGAGATTCTTCGGTCAACTCATACGGACGCCACATTAGAACAAGGCCGCCGTAGTTGATCTCGCCAACATGGCCACGCTTCGTAAACATGCCATCAAACAAACCATTCCACATCTGCGGTGTGACAGGTTCCCATGCGTTGATTTCAAAGTCGTTTCTAACGCCGGGCTCTTCCTTGCCGTGGATTGAATCAGTAACCCATTGCAGATCGGCCCCGTAATCCTGCCTAACAATAGCAAGAATTGCAGGCTCAATATCCAACATGCTGCGCTGGTTCGCATTCTTGCGAAGGCGCGTTTTCTTCTGTACCGGTTCGGCAGAAGGTCGAACCATCGTCGTTCGGATAGGAGGGCGTCCCATGTTGTTTTCCTTACCGGTCGCCGTACTTGGCAGGGTCAGCACGACGCGCCGCTTCAAATTTTGACTTCTCGCGGGCGTATTCAATATCTGAAATTCCCATATTTTTTGCCACGTCCCGCTCTTCCGGGGTCAACGTAATCTTCCCATTAGTGGGGCGACCATCGCTGCCACGGTCATTTCTAATGCTTGGGGCAGACACAGACATGCTGTTTTCCTGTTTGCCTTCTGGGGATTCGTACCCCATTTCTGTTTCGATAAACCGGAAATACTCCGGCGTTCCGCGCGCAATCCCCTTCCGGGTTGCCTTCATATAAGCAACGTCCAACTCCTTATTGCGATAAGGGTCGGTCATCGCTTCAGGATGATCCTTAAGCCAAGCCTTCTCGGTGGTGAGAAGCTGAGGATTATTTTCGATTGTGACATTGATATCAACTGGCCGTTGTGTCTGCTGCGGCGTAGTTTGTAGCGTTTCCTTCTGTACCGCTAAACCAGCCGCAGCGCGTTCAAACTCCCGAATATCACTGGCCGCACGTGCAATCCTAGCTTGAGCTTCGCCAATGGCTTCCCAATCACCGGATTCACCGGCAACCTTTAGAGCCTGTTTAGCGGCGGCTTGTTCTGACTGCGCGGCGGAAAGACCGGAAGCAACGGCATCTGTCTCGGTTTCAGCCTTGGAAGCTAGTGCAAGAGAGCGTTCGTGTTCGGCCCGAACGGCGCGGTTTTCTGCCTCAATACGCTGGTCACGTTCGCGCTTTAAAACAACTTCATTCGCGGCTTTCAGCGCGTCCAGTTGTTCTTGAAGGGTTTTAGCACCGTCCTTTACGGGCTCCAGTGCATCGTCTTCAAACTCCGGCAACTGTACAAGCACCGGCTGATCGGAGGGGACCGCCGCAAGGTCTTCGTCTTTACTGAGAGCTTTCAAAGCCATCTAATCCTCACTTGTTGCGGTGGGTTACGATTTCTGGTTCTGCCACAATCATGTCAATCATGATGTCTTCGACGAAACGACAATCGACACCATTCAGTTGAATGCGCTTTGCATCGCCCGGCCGGAATACAACCCATTCACCAACCTTTGCATCCTGACCATAAAAGTATGTCTTGCTCGCATCATCGTCTTTAAAGGCCATACCGCCTTTCTTGACAACCAGTCCTACCGTGCCCTGAAAAATGTCTTCGGCAATCGTCTGTGGCGCACGGATAAGGCCGCTCTTCATCTTCTCGGGAGCGATGTAGATCGCCACCAAAAGACGGTTGGACATAACCTGCACTGCGGACAGGTCACCAACTTCCTTAATCAACGCCTCTTTCGGGTCATCGGCACGCGAAAGCCGTTCAAGCGTAGCAATAGAAGCCATGTTTATTCCTTCATGATTTCTTCAAGGGTTTCGTTCAATAGCGTCTTGGCATCGGTCATGGCCTTTCGATAGCCATAAGCGTGCTGCACTTCCTCAAAGTTCCGCAACATGCCAGCAAGCAACATCTCACCGGCCTTCTCAAATTCGGCGTCGAGTTTTTTATTCAACGCCTCAGTGAGTTTTAATATCAGGCCGTCCATTATTTTTCCTTGGCATTATCGCCGTACTGATCGATCTTTTCCAGCCTTCCCTCGCCGCTAGCCGCCCCGGCAGTCATATGGGGGTAAGCGTGCGAGCGATTAGCCATGGCCTGACCATCGCTTGTGCCGTACTGCTTGCGCATTTCAGCGGTGCGACGAACCGATTCTCCAGTGTGTTTTACCATTGTAAGTTCCTATTTAGGCCCAGACTTGGGCGGGTAATAAGCTTCAGGCTTACCGATAGTCACCGACATTGGGACCTCACCATTCATAGGCCCCTTTGTGTATAGTTCAGTTACCCGAACGGACGGGTCAACCTTCGGCGTCTTGGTATCGTCAGGCATGGCCATTTCAAGGCCATCGGTGTCTTTCACGAATTTCATTCGTTCTCTCCTATGATGCTCTAGCAAATTGCCCATGCAGAATCTTAGCTGCAGAAACATATACTTCGTGAGCTTCGTTTGCTGTGTAAAAAAACCCCAAATGAATTTTTTTGCCATCCTTACTAATCTGAGATTTCCATTTGTTAGATTTCCTATCCCAACTAGCGCCTTTTAAACCAACCTTATTATTATGTTGAACTTTCTTATTAGCCATATTTTCAGAAAAGCTACATAACCGAAGATTAATTATCCTGTTATCTGATGGATTACCATTAATATGGTCGATATCTTTATCGGGCCATTTTCCAGTGGAAACAAACCAAGCCAATCTATGGGCAAGCATAAACCCACCGCGAACCCTAATTCGAATATAACCTCTAAGGGGAGTTCCTGCTACAGACCCAGCTCTCGCCGTGCCACCGCGAGTTACCCTCCATCGAAAAATACCAGTCTCTGCATCGTAAGCAAGAATGCTATTAACAAACTCAATATCTGTCTCACTCAGAGTTGTTTCTACCATCGTTATCCTGCTGCTCTACTTGATGCTGCCGTTCTAATTCGGAAAGCCTATGATCGTGGATATGGTCTCTAATCTGGCCGTCCGCTTGCGCCGCCAACTTCATATTCAAAACCCGTTCTGCAGCGCCTGATTTATCAGAGTGTATAGCAATTGTGCTTGCAAGTCTAAATTGTTCCGTGCGCTGCTCCACTTGAGCAATTTTCAGCCTGGTTTGCTGCTCCTGAAGTTTGGTCTGCGCGTCGATCTTCGCCGTCTGCAAGTCAGTCTGAGACCGTAGTTGGTCGCCCTGAATCTTTGCCTGAGCGCTCGCCATCTTGGCCGGATCAGCAGGAGGTGGGGGCGGAGGTCCAGCCGGAGCATCTGCAAACGTGCTTTCAATATCACCAATCTCAATGTCTCTAGCATATTTAAGAGCGGCCTTTTTCGGGTCGAACAACTGCGGAGCCATTGCAACAATCGACTTATAAGCCTCGCCCTTCGCCGCCCTGTGAAGCCTAGACGGGTTGTTAGGATCACTGACCGGAACAAGATCGTAATCTTCCAACGCCTTCAGGAATTGTTCCTTGCGCCAAGGCATCGTAGGACGTTTGTTAAAGCGCCAGAATGCTTCCGGGTCGTCCTTAAATCGGTCCTTTAGCAACTGGAATTCCTTGGCCTGTGCATTATGCAAGCGTTTATTCACAGCACTCACAGGCTTCATGGCCTGCTCAATTAAGGCCAACGTAGTCCCTACAGGAGCATCTGCGCGGCCTTCGGCAACCGGTTGGTTAGCCGTCCCGCCAAGCCTCTGACCAAGCTGCTCGACATGTTCAACGAACGCGGTAAACGATGCGTCCGGATTTTTGTACGGCAGCGGCATAACAGCCTGCCGAATGTCATTCACGGACGAATCCAAGCCGACACCAGAACCAGGAGCCACGCGGAACTGATTGGTTAACTGTCGTCCAGCACCTTTGAGATATAGGAAGCCGGGGAAGTTAGCGAACATGCCAGCATCGATAAATTCACGCCAGAGAGCAGTAAGGGCTTTGGTCGTATTCCCCAAAAGATGCAACAACCCAATTCCATAGAACCCGAACGCTCGCATATATGGAAAATCAACAAAGAACTCTTTAGCCAGACACTCTTCGTCGTTCTCATTCCAGTTGCGGCGGATTTCCAAAACCTTCTGGCTATCCCGCTCAATCGTTACCCGGTAAGGAAGCGCCAGCCCCTTACCCTTGAATTTAGGCGGTGCGTATTCGTCTAGATCAAGTTCGGTGTAGCACTCGAATAGGACATGATCGGCATCCTTTTGATCCATCTGCGGTTGAACGCCAGCAACCTCAGCCTTGGCTTGGTCAACCGAATTGGGGCTTTCCGATTGCGTCGGCATCCCGATTGGGATTTCTCGATACTGCCCCAGGATTTGCATACGCTTTAATGTTGAGGGGCGCATTTTAATCCGGTGCGTAATTCGCCCGGCATTGCTCAAATCCGTCAAAGCATTTGAGACAATGAAGTCCTCAATATCGATGCTTTCGGAAACCGGACGCCTGCGAATGGCGCAGTTGTAAACCTTCTTGATTCCCATTCCGCCAAACCCAACCTTAAACAGCATTTGGTCGGTGTCTGGCACGTATTCCTTCGCATCAACCGTAAGATAATGATTGAAGTCCTTTTCCATCGCGTTGGCGATTTCGTCACGCGGCTCTTCTACCGGAGCCACCGCGCCAGCAGGAGGCATCGGAGTTGGCGGTGGGGGAGGGGTTACCGGCGCAGGAGGAACATTGGATTGACCCGGACCCATCGGCCTATTTTGACCTGGAATACTAGGAGCAGCGCCGGGGGCATGAGCCGCAATTGGTGGTGGAACGGGAGCAGGAGGAGCAGGACCGCCCACGGGTGGCGGAACAGGCTGGCTAAACGGCGTTTGCCCATCTTCAAGCGGCGGCCCTCCATTATGTCCGATTAAACTCTCTGGCTTTTCCGGCCTGTCGTCGCGAACCTTAACCGGCCCGGCAGCAGGAAGTAATTCGCCCATCGCGTTGGCTTGGAATAACTGACAAGCCTCTAGCAACAGTGGATGGCGAACCGTTGACATGCCTTCAAGTGGGGCAGAGGCCGTAGATGACCCAGCGTTGTTGCTTTCAATCACCAGACCGAGAAGCTTAATGCCCTCGGCCAGCATGTCGAGATGATCCTTGCGGCTGGATTCATCCCTTGCAATGCCTTCAAGTATATCGCTGGCAATTCGGTTTAGTTCGGCCTCATCCATATCTTCCGCAAGATTGGAAGAGAATTTGTCCGGCTTCGGACCGTTGGATTTAGGCTCTAGCTCAATAATAACGCCGC